TTCTTCTTTTTCTTCTTTTTCTTCTTTTTCTTCTTTTTTTCCTCCTACGGAGGAAAGCGTAGCGTCTTCGCCATCTTCCTTTAATGTTTTTTCGTCAATTATTGGAGTTTTTTTATTTTTTATATTTTGTATTATGATTTGTGTTTCTTTTAAAAAAGAAATATCTGTTGTGTAATAATTTGGAAGTATATTTAAAATATTTTTCCCAAAACATCCTGTTGGTTGAAATATATAATTGTAAATAGGTTCTTGATTTGATGTTTGTATTTCTTCACCAAAATCTAAATTTGTATCATTTGTTGTTTGTTGATTATTACTATTATTTATTTTTATTAATTCCAAATCAGTTATAATATTATTATTTAATAATTTATTTTGATTATTATAAAAAATTGGTAATTTAAAAATAGTTAAAATATCTTTATTAATTTTATTTAAATTATTTTTATCCTTGGCAATATTATTATTTATGTTATCAATACCATTGATACTTTGCTCATTACTTATATTAAAATAATTTTTTAAGGTTTTAATATCCATATAATATTTATTATAATTATATAATAATATTATAAACTTTACGATTTACAAGTTATTTTACAAATTTTCATTGAAATTAATTGGTAGTTCATTTATTTGAGTGTTATAATGTTCTTCAATTTCTTTTATAATTGGAACATCTCTTTTTGTTATTAAATTTATTGAAACTCCTTTTTTTCCAAATCTTCCTGAACGACCTATTCTATGTAAATAATTATGTTTACATTTGGGTAAATCATAATTGATTACAATACTTATTTGTTGTATATCTATTCCTCTTGATGTTATATTTGAAGATATTAAAACACGATATTTACCTTTTTTAAAATCATTAAATGATAGATTACGTTCTTCTTTTGTCATATTTCCGTGTAATCTACAAACAGGAAAATCATCTTTTATTAAATTTTCATACAATTCATTAACTCTACCAATACTATTACAATATATTATACTTTGTGATAATGTAATAGATGAATATAAATCTTTAATAACAAGATATTTTTCATAATCATTATTTAAAGCAATATAATATTGAGATATTCCTTCTAATGTTAAACATTCATTTTTAACAATAATATGAACTGGATTTTTCATTAAATCATTTAACATATTATTAAATAATTCAGGCATTGTTGCACTAAAAAATACATATTGAATATTATTCTTTTTATACTTTTTTATTTGATTAAAAATATCCATTATTTGATATTTAAAATCATTTGAAAAAATTTCATCTACTTCATCAATAATAAAAGTAGTTAAATTATCCAAATGAATTAATTTTCTTTGTATCATATCATTTATTCTTCCAATACAACCAGTAATTATATGCGGATTATTAAATTTCAAATATTGTATATCATCTTGAACTGAATTTCCACCAACTAAATTATATATTTTTATATTATTCATCATACAACTTATTTTTGTTATAACTTCATATATTTGATTTGATATTTCACGTGTTGGTGAAATAATTATTATTTGGGTATTATTTATATTTAAATTAACACGGGATAAAGCACCAATTGTAAAAGAACCTGTTTTTCCTGTTCCACTCTGACTTTGAGCTATGACATCTTTTCCTTTCATTATTGAAATGATACTTTTTTGTTGTATTGAACTTGGATTTTCAAAACCATAATTATATATTCCTCTTAATAAATCTTCTGGAATATCAAGTTCATTCCAATCGTTAAAAATTTCATAGTTAGTCATTATGATATTTTAATTATTTATTTTTATATTCTTATATTATCAATAAATAATATAAAAATAATAATCATTATATTATATATTTTATTTGTTTCATGATTTCACATTCTTCCGATATCATTTCTAATAAATATGATATTAAATATATATATCAAATTCAAAATTCACCTGATTTTCATTTTGTTTTAAATAATGATATAAAACAAAAGATTATTGATATTGGATTAAAAATTGGTAAAAATATTACGGAAAAAGATTTCATCATAAATAAAAATAAACCACAACAACAACAACAACAACAATCCAGTTTTCGCAATAATTATAAAAATGGAACTGGAACTGGAACTGGAAATAAAACACCATTAAAAGATTTTAAAAGTTTAAATAAAAAAGAAATAAAAAAAGAAGATATTGAAATAAAAATAAATGATATTCGACTAAATTTAAATAAATTAACAGATAAAAATTATATTGATATTAAAAATAAAATCATTCAAATTATTGACGAAGATGACAATGACAGCAAAAATATTGAAACAAATATATTAAAAATTGGAGTTTTAATATTTGAAATAGCATCAAATAATAAATTTTATTCAAAAATATATGCTAATTTATATTCGGATTTTATTAAAAAATATAAAATTATGAGTGTTATTCTTGAAAAAAATTTAAATGAATATTATAAAATATTTGAAAATATAGAATATGCAGATAGTATTCAAGATTATGATAAATTTTGTAAAATTACAAAAATAAATGAAAAAAGAAAATCACTTTCTACTTTTTTATTTAATCTTGCATCCAATTCAATAATTAATAAAGAAACATTATTTAAATTATTAACAAAATTGATAAATGATGTTTTAATTTTAATGTCGATTGAAAATAAAACGAATGAAATTAATGAATTAACTGAAAATATAGCTATTCTTTATGATACAGAATATTTTAAAGATTTTAATGGAATTGAAGATTTTTTAAAAATTATTAAAAAAATTGCAACAATGGACATTCAAAAAGAATATCCATCCTTTACTAAAAAAATTAAATTTAAATATATGGATATTATCGGTTTATAATATCGGTTTATAATATCGGTTTATAATATCGGTTTATAATATCGGTTTATAAAATTTTTTATAAAAAATATTGGGATTTTTTTGGCGAATTAACTATAAAACATTAAATAATATATTAAAAAAATAGAGATATTTATTATATGTTTGCATCTGATTCATATATTGAAGAACAAAATATAAAAAATGAAATAACAGAGTATAATAACGAAACAGCGAAGCATGATAATGAAAATATTTTTATTATTGTTGAAGACAATAAAAAAAAAATACCAGAAACAAATATAAATGATTTATTAAATAATTTTAATTATAATCTTTCATATAAAAGATTTAGAACAAATAGTTTTGACGATTTAACTATTAATTATGATGATAGTTCAATTAAAGAATTATCATTTATTTGTGAATATTATAATATAAATATAAATAAATTAAAAAAAAAAGAAATTATTTCTTTAATATATCAATTTGAAACTTTTCCACCAAATGAATTTATTGTTAAACAACGAAAACGATTATGGTTTTATATATCAATATTAAAACACGATAAATTTATGAAAAAATTTATTTTATGGTAAAAAAATAATTTTATTCATAATTTATTTTCATTTTCAATTTCATTTTTAATTTCATTATCATTTTCATTATCATTTTCATTATCATTTACAGTATCATTATCATTTTTTTCAATTGTTGAATTACCTCTAAAACAAATATCAAGAATAGAATCATAAATACAATAAAAAATATAACAAACACAATTACATGAATGAAATTCATTTTTTATTTGATTATTTGCTGTTAATTCAATAATATTTATATTATTTTCAATATTTTTTAAAAAATAATTATCTTCAATATCTTCTTTTTTTTCATTATCTTCATTATCTTCTTTTTTTTCATTATCTTCATTATCTTCTTTTTTTTCATTATCTTCATTATCTTCTTTTTTTTCATTATCTTCATTATCTTTATTTTCAGTTATACAAACTTTTTTTATGGTTTGAATTAATATATCTTTTATTTTATCACTATATAAATCAATATTTTTATCTATTCGTTTATTTACAGTTTCAGATTCATAATTATTATACCATTTGATTGAATTATTTACAATAGTATCTATTTGATTATTTATAATATGTTCAATCATTAATGTGTTATCATTACCAATAAAAGATTTTAATTCTTTTTCAATAATATTATCTAAAATATTTAATAATTCTTTTTCAAGATGAATTAAATATTGTTGAATATTATGATTTTTTATAATATTTTTATTATTTGAAAATATATTATTTATTTCATGAATAATATTTTTTACCATTTTATTTTTAATTTCGCTTTTCGTTAAACTCATTATATAATGAAAAAATATTTTATTTTTTATGGGTTTAATTATATTATAATTAATATTTATATATAGTATAAATAATGGTATTATCAAAATTAAATAAAAAAATAAATTATCCTGAAATAAAAACTGTTTATAAAAGTGATATAAATAAAGAAAAAGATTTATATAAATTTATAATCAATGATATTCCCATTTTAATTGCTATTGGTGGTATTCAATATAATTTTATAGAAGAATATAATATTGTTATTTATGCAATATATTTAATTCAAAGAAATAAAAAAGCAATTCAAATTGGATTATATGAATTAATTTTTGATGATATTCAAAAAAATGTAAATGATAAACAAGAATTAAATATTGAAAATTTAGAACCATTACTTTATAGTTTTGTAAATAAATCTTTTTTGATGGAAAATAAAATTAATGAAGAAGAGATTGTTGAATTTGTTGAAAATGATGTGTTAAATGAACCAAGTATAAAAAATGAAATGATTGATAATAAAAAAACAAAAATAAATATTCCAGAATATAGAAAAGATATTTTTATAATCAATCCAGAAACTTTGATATTACCTGAATTAAATGAAGAAAAAGAAAAAGATGCAAAGGACAATATAGAAAAATATCATGAACAAAATGCTGATATTTGGGTTCAAAAATTTATGAAAAATAAGAATTATTATATTCAAGATAATGAAGGAAGAGGAGATTGTTTTTTTGCAACTATTCGTGATGCCTTTAAATCAATAGGTCAAGAAACAACAATAACAAAATTACGAAACAAATTATCAAACGAAATAACAGAAGATACTTTTATGAATTATAAAAATCAATATGATTTATTTAATAATTCAATAAAAAATGATATTCAACATTTAACACAAATAAAAAATGAAATTAAAGAATTGAAAGAAAAAATGGAGAAAAATTTAAATAATAATGAAAATAAAGAAATAATAACACGAATAAAACAACTAAAAGTTCAATATGATAAAATCAAATTAGAAATGGAAATATCAAAAGAAAATTTATCCGATTTTAAATTTTTTAAAAATATCAAAAATGTTAATGATTTTAAAAATGTAATAAAAACTTGTGATTTTTGGGCTGATATTTGGGCTATAGAAACAATTGAAAGATTACTTAATATTAAATTAATTATTTTTTCAAGTGAATCTTATAAACAAAATGATTTATTAAACATAATTAAATGTGGAATGTCAAATACTTCCAAAACAATATATGAACCAGAATATTATATTATTTTAGATCATACAGGCAATCATTATAAATTAATTGGATATAAAAATAAACAAATTTTTAAATTTAAAGAATTACCATTTCATATTAAGGAAATGATAGTGAATAAATGTATGGAAGGTGAAGGTGGATTATTTAATTTAATTCCCGAATTTAATCATTTTAAAATATTTCTTCATAAAGAAAATACAAATGAAATAGCAAATTATGATAAAGAAATAACTGAATCCGAATTAAGAAATTTATTTGATGAAGAAATTGTATTTCTAATTTATTCAAAAGCAAATGATAAAAATTCACCGGGTAAATCTTCGGGTGAAAAAATACCAAAAGAAAAAATAAGAGATTATGCCCAATTAAAAAATCATAAAGATTGGAGAAGAAAATTGGATGATTATTGGATTTGTGAGTTTGTTTTGGATAATCATAAATGGGCAAGTGTAATTCATTATGTTGAAGGTTCTAAATATAAAAAAGAAAATCCCAATTTTTACAATGAATTTTCATTAGATAGTCAAAGTAAAATATCAAAGGATCCTGAATTAGCTAAAAAAATAGGTGAATCAAAAACTGGAATAATAAAAGGTGAAATGTTAAAACCAAAAAATATTAACAAAGATTTAGATTTTGAATTAAGAAAAAATAAAGAACATTATGAAGCATTAGAAGCTAAATTTAAACAAAATGATGAATTAAAAGAAATATTACTTGAAACAAAAAATGCAAAATTAATGTATTATATACCAAAAAAAGAAAGCGAAGTTGCTAATAATTTAATGATAGTTAGAGAAAAATTAAAATAATTTATATAATTAATAAAAATAAAAAATGAAATCATACATCATAAATTATATTAAAGTTAATATAATAATTAAATAAAAAATATGCAAGAACAATCTTATATTAATATGTATTTTAAAATTCCATACACAACTCAAACAATGAATTATTTGGTAAATCCAAATTGGAGTTTAACACAATTTATTGAAAATATTAAAATAGTATCAAAAAATTATTTTAATATTCAAAATGACAATAATGAATTTATTATTATACCAACAGGACAATATAATTTAAGTGGAAAAGCAGCAGAAGAAGGATATCCACTGGAAATGAATGATACAATTACATTAAATGAAAAATTTAGAGATAAAATAAAAACAACTTCATTTTATATTAAATTTAATAGAACAATTATACCCGAAGATATATTATATAATTTTATTTCAAAACCTAATTATATTTTATTAATAAAAAGATATTTTAATCCTGTTTTATGTTTTATTTGTTTTAATGATAAATATGAATATTTTATAATTAATGGTTGTATTCACGAAGTTTGTGTTGAATGTTATATTCGTTGTAGAAATGTAAATTTATTAAGATGTCCTCTTTGTCGCGAAGGACATATTTCTAATTGTTTTAGAGAACCAAGAAATAATTAAATATTATCGTTATTTTGGTTTTATTTGTTTACATTTCAAATGCCAAATTATAAATAACGATAATGAACAAAGTATCAGTGAAACACAAACTATAAAAATATTATTCTATTTTATGAAACATAATACAAAAAAAAATAAAAATTATAAAAATAAAACAAAAAAAATTTTTTTATTCAATCCAACAAATCCTAAAAAATCATTTGATGTATATATTGATAAAAATCCAAAAGATACAATACATATAAAATATACAACAATAGAAGATGTTCAAAATACCATTAATAAGTTAGAAAAGTTATACAAAGACAAAAAATATACCCATAAACGTATATGGCAAGTAGGAATGATAATGAAAGTTCGTTTGAAAGTATTACAAAGTAAAAAACCTAAACAATATACATTAGCAAATAAATATTTTAAATTTTTAGGAAAAAGAACAAAATTAAGTGAAAAAGACAGATATAAAGTTTCATTTAAAAACCATTAATATTAAAATTAATGCTGAAGTCATTATGTGATTTATACTTTGTTCATTATCATTAAAAAAATAAATCAAAATTAGATTTGTTTTTGCAATCATTCATTATATACCATTTTTTTTTATGTAAATCCCATTTTGCACCCATTATTTTAGCTTCGTTTTTTTTTTCATAAGGAACATCTAAATATATTTTTTTATTTGATGAAAAATGACCAATTGATTTATTTGCTAATTCGTCTGCTTTTGAATTACCGATTGAATGAATATCTTTATTATTGGTATGTGAATTAATATGAATAAATGATATATTTTGTTTATCATTAAACAATTCAAAAGCAATTTTTACTAATTCTTTATTTGGTATTTCAACATCCCAATTTTTTTGATTACATTTTTTTCCATAATTTTTAATACAATTTATTGAATATGCCGAATCAGTAACAATACCAATATTTATTCCATTTTTAATATCATCTTCAATTAAATAATATGCTTCTATTATTGCAGTTAGTTCAGCAGTATTATTTGTTTGTTTTCCTTCAATTCTTTTATATGTATTTCTGTTATCATTTTCACCAAAATAAATACCATATCCCGCTTTTGCATTTGATTTTCCATTATTAGAACAAGCACCGTCAGTATATACATAATATTCTGGTTTTTTTTCATTATATTCTTTTATAATAGTTATTGGATTTGTTTTTAAAAAATGAAATGTTTTATTTTCCATTTCCATAAATATATTATTTATTAATATTTAATAGTTTTATTAAATATTATTTGGGTTTTCTATTTATTTTTAAATGATAAAAATAGATAGAATATTTTTAATATTTTTAATATTTTTAATCGCCGAAAAAAAGCCATAGTTTTCATAGTTTGTAAGTGTTATTTTTAAAAATTTATTTTTAATGAAAGTAAAATAATAATAGATAATGACAGAAGAAAATAAAAAAATTAATTGGAGTAAGCCAACCCACCCATACCTGACATTATACGCAATACATTGTAATTGGTTGCATATACACGAACCTTTGCTGTCTTTGTTCCTTCAACAGTAGCATTGGAAAGAACCAATTGAAGAGTTGCATTATCAATACGAGAAAAATTACAGGTTCCACTTGGTTGATGTTCCTCAGGACGAAGAGCGAAGGAGTAAACATTAATTCCTTCATCAGGATTTCTGGTATGTGCTTGAAATGGTTGAACCCAACTAAAATAAGAACCTTCACGCTCAGAAAAACGGTCTTGTCCATTGAGTTGCAACTTGGCAGTAACAACAGGGTTAAGACCCCAACAATGCATATCCAAAGAAGTTTCAGTTAATACGAAAGTTCCAGCATCAGAAACAGTTGAGCCACTATTATGTGTTCCGACAGTATTAACAACATTAGTTGTGAGTTGTGATAAAATAGGGTCAGAAGAAATATAACTTGTTGGAAGTTGAATATTTGAACCTCCAAAATTAGGTTCATTATAAGGATTTTGTGGTCCATGCCAGTATCCAGTAAAACCATAAGGAATATTCACATCAACAGCACCTGCATCTTCAAACAATCCACGTGCATCAATAAAGGCATTAGCACCTGCAGTTTCATTAGGTCCACCAAATGCATGAATTGCGTTTGGAAGAGCATCAACAGCATCCGTATAGTTAAATGGTTGGGCACCAAGAACCTTGTATAAAAGAGCATCACAAACAAGAGAAGAACAGTAATCAACATTTTGGTCAGGTTGGACGACCCAAATTAGTTCTTTAACAGGATGATTAAAATTCAACTTAATTTTGTTGGAAGAAGAACCAACAGATTCATCACCAGTAAATTGTAATTGACTAATCAAATATTCGTGAGGATTTTGTGCGAAACGTCTTCGTTCATCAGTATCCAAGAAAACATAATCAACATATAAAGATGCAGCAACTAATGATTGATTATAAGCAATAGAAGCAGGAACAGGTCTTCCAGGAGTATATTGTGTCAAAGTGGTAGGGTCTTGGCAACTTAAAGTCGTAACAGCCCACAAACACTCATCAATTGGACGAATATCCAAATTAATTTTTACTTCGTGATATTGAAGAGCAATAAGTGGTAAAGCAAGACCAGGATTAGCACAAAACCAAAATTGAAATGGAATATATAATGTGGTTTCTGGAAGAGCATTACGAGGAGCACAAACTTGTCGTGGGGCAAGAGAATCACAAGGACCATCAACCGCAGCAAAAGAAGGATCAGTGATAAAGGTCAATTGAGTAGTATTACCTACCATTTTGAAATATCCACGTTGTTGTTCTGATGTCATTGTAAGTTGATTCCAAATATGCATCCAATCACCATATTGACGGTCAATACGTTGACCTCCAATTTCAACCTCAACTTGGGCAATAAGTTGTTCTCCAGGAAAATCTAACCAACGGGCATATACACCTGTTCCTTGACTTGTGGAATAGCTTGAAACACCCATAAGTTGATTAATTTCTGGAAGAGTAACTTGTAAATAAGTTCTATAAGCCAAATCTCCATTACGACTAATAATACAAGTTACACGACGTCCAAAATCTGCCTGTCCATTAAAAGTTTGTTCAATTGATTCAATCGCAAAATTTGTATAACGCTTGTATGTTACTTTCCAAAAAGTTATTTGTGGATTACCGGTAAGATAAACATCTTGAGCACCATAAGCTACTAATTGCCGTTGTGTTTTACAGTTTGTATTTGCTTATAAAATACAAACACCTGACCTTTCGAATCAGGACCAGACTTTACTTTATGCCTTATCTGATTTGTTTAAAATCGTCATTTAAGACCCATAACCGTCAAGTCGTTGAACCTTCTCCATATGCTAACATAACGCATTTAGGAGCTTGGCTGCGGATTGCCCAATCAATAACATTTTTACCATCGGGTTCGGCTATTAACCGAGATCCTCCATAAATTTTCAAATATAGAGTGGTAGTTATTGCTCTAAGGGGGTTCCCGCAATTTGGTCATGTCGCATATAATTATTTTTATGAAAAACATGCTAAAACACATGATAATATTCAAAAAACAAAAAATAATTATACACTAGAAGGTTACACACTTTTAATGCCTCCTGTTACTCACAATTAGTTTATGAGTCCGCCTCCCATTTTATATATATATATTATTGTTAAAGAAAAAAATTTTATAAAAAAATAACTAATTAATTAATTAATTAGTTAATTAATTATATACAATATTTTATTTAAATGTTATACAATATTTTATTTAAATGTTATACAATATTTTATTTTTATTATTTAAGCACTTGTTTAATATCTGTATTTTTATTTATAAAATTTGTTAAAAATGAATCGTCTAAATATAATTCATTATTTTCATGTTTTTTTGTAAATATATACTTATCTCCTTTTTTTTTAACAATCCAACCATCTTGCAAAGCATTATAAATAAATAACATTTTTTTAAAACATATATTTTCTATTTCAACAATTTGATTACCATTTTGACTTATCATTTTTATTCTATATTATAAAATGTTAAATAATTATTATTTTAAACACATTGATAATATTTTGTTATTTTATTATTTATTTATCATTTTTAAAACAAAAAATAATAATAATAATAAATAAATAACAAAATAATAAAATAACAAAATAACAAAATAATAAAATAATAAAATAATAAAATAACAAAATAATAAAATAATAAAATAACAAAATAACAAAATAATAAAATAATAAAATAACAAAATAACAAAATAACAAAATAATAAAATAATAAAATAATAAAATAATAAAATAATAAAATAATAAAATAATAAAATAATAAAATAATAAAATAACAAAATAATAAAATAACAAAATAATAAAATAACAAAATAATAAAATAACAAAATATTATCAATGTGTTTAAAATATCAATGTGTTTAAAATATCAATGTGTTTAAAATATAAATGTGTTTAAAATAATAATTATGATAAATAATAAAATAATAAAAATAATAAAATAAAATAACAAGTTGAAATAATAATTATGATAAATAATTAATTAAAAGTTTAAATTTTTAATTAATTATAATGTTTAAAGTAAAACAAACAAAAAAAATATTAAAAATGGATAATAAATCTTTGACAACATTAGATAATAAACATAATGAATTTATACAAGAATTTCAACATAATGAAAAAATAACAATACCAAAATTAAATGAAGAAAAAATAAATTATTTTAATTTATTAAAAAAAACAAAAAATATTGATGAAAAATTAGATATTCAAGATAAAATAAATGAAACAAAAGAAAAAATTAAAAAATTAAAAGATAAAAAAAAGAAATATTATTTAAAAAATTCTAAATATATTTTTGAATATTTTGAAAATAAAAAAAATATAAATGAAAAAATTAAAAATAATCTTTCAAAAAATAATTTAATTGGTGAATTCTTTAAAATTAAAAATAATGATAATGATATTTTACAAAATAATGATAAAAATAAAAATATTGTTCAAAATTATTTATCAAATATAGATGATAGTTTTATTAATTTAAATTTATATATAAATAATACTGATTATTGTATGGTTTGTGGTGTTGGTGAACTTATTATTGTTGAAGATGATGGTGTTTTATTGTGTAATCATTGTTTTAAAAATATTCCTTATTTAGTTGAAAATGAAAAACCTTCATATAAAGAACCACCCAAAGAAGTTTGTTTTAATGCTTATAAACGATTAAATCATTGGAAAGAAATATTATCTCAATTTCAAGGAAAAGAAACAACACAAATAAGTAATGATATTATTGAAAAAATAAAACAACAAATGAAAAAAGAACGAATTAATATAAATGAAAATGAATTAACTGATATTAAAATAAAAGAAATATTAAAAAAATTAAATTTAAATAAATATTATGAACATATAGCTTTTATTAAAAATAAATTAGGTATTAAACCTTTAACGATGGCAATTGAATTAGAAGAAACATTATGTAATTTATTTATTGAATTGCAATCTCCATATGCAAAACATGTCCCTGGTTATAGAGTAAATTTTTTAAATTATTATTATGTATTATATAAATTGTGTGAATTATTGGGTGAAACTCAATATTTAAAACATATTCCAATGTTAAAAGATAGATATAAATTAATTGAACAAGATATGATATGGTTTGGAATGTGTAAAACTTTAAATTGGGAATATATTCCAACCATTTAATAATAATATTTTAAAAATATTATTATTTATAATAAATATTAAATTAATAGAATTTAAAAAATTGAAATAAATATTTAACGTATTGATGCAGAACACATATTATACAATAAACGATTATTTAAATAAACCAAAAACATAGCTAAAGGTGCAGAAAGTAAAGATATAAATAATTCAAGAGAAAGTTTTTTACTAAATAGTCCAACAACCAATGTAAAAAGAGTAATAAGAAGGGAAATGAAAGCAAAAACAGTTAAAGCATAATAATAAAAACAATATTCTTTTGGAAGAGAACCAGATATACTGTCAAATAACATAATTTATAATATAACAAAATATTTTTTTTATTTGTAATTAAAAAAAATAATTAATAGTTATCAAAAAATATATATTCAACATTTGAATACATATTATCTCCTTTTTTAACATTATATAAACTTCTATATATTGGAGATAAAGATAAACATGTATTTATTCTATATTTTGTAAGTGGATGATTTAAAAAACTACCTCCAATATTCATTTGTTTTCCATAAATAATTTGCCGTCCTTGAACGGTAAATAAAGTATAAAATAAATCAAATGATAATTTTTTAAAATAATTATTATATAAAAAATATTCTTGAAAATTTTGTAAATATTCTTCACATATTGAAAAAGAAAGAACATCAGCAAATAATTCATTTTTAACAATATCTGTATCAACTAAAATACCGTCATTTTTTGTTTGTTTAATATAAATTTTATTAACAATATCCATGAAAAAATCTATTTTTTTTATTGCTTTTAAATCTTCTTTCATCCAATATGTTAATTTACCGTTATAATTATATTTTCTTCCATTATAATCTAATGAATGAGATATTTCATGTGCAATAGTATAACCAATAAATGCTAAATTATATTCAATACTTAATCCTGATAAATTAATAAATGGTTTTTGAATATAAGCTTGTGGAATAAAAATAGAATTATTTGAATCATCATATTCAGCATTTACTGAATAGGCGTGATTATTTCCAATTTCATAAGAATTCCAATTAATATAAGATAAATTAATATCACTTGATTTATCAATAAGTGATATATATTTTTTTTTATATTCTTTCGATATTTTTGATAAATTTTCCCAAACGTCATTTTTACTAAATAATATGTTTGTAATATCTTCAATTTGTTTTATACTTCCTAAATTAATTTTTAAATGTTCTATACATTGAATTGCATTTTTTTTTGTTTTGTTATTTAACCATACACATTTTTTTAATTTTCTAATTAAAATATTTTGTAAATCATTTGTTAAATTTTTGATATAATTTATTTCAATAAATCTTGGATTATTTTCAAGATAAAGTTTAGTGATTAAATTGTTATAACATAATGATAATGGAATCATATAACTTTGTTTTAAAAGTTGATTCGAAAAAACTCCAAATTGTTTTTTAAAATTACTGTAAAAATGAGTTGTTTCTTCTCCAAAATTTAATATACCATTACAAAATATATAAATCCAATATGATTTCCATTTTGGACTTTTCCAATTTTGTTTTAATTCTAAAATAATATATTTCAAATAATTACCATTTAATATAAGAAACGAATCAGGAATTTCATCCTTTTTTATTCCAAAATACTTACAATATTTATCAAAATCAAAATCAAAATATTCAATTGATTTTTTACGTGTTATTTTATCTAAAACATATGGATCACTAATATTACTTTTATTTTCTTGTGAAAAACCTGTAATAATTATTTTTTGTATCTCAATAATATCATCTGGATTTACAATATTATTTTCTCCTAAAGCATAATCTGTTATTGTTTTTACATAATTTTTAATAGTATGAATTACATTTTCACTTTTAATATTATATTTATCTGTAAATAATAATTGATAATCAGATAATAAAAATTCTGGATAAAATATTTTTAATGTTAAATTTTCAGGTTTATAAATATCTCTTGTTATTCCTAAATAAAATGGACTTCTATATTTTATTGTTTCAAAATTATTGATATAAGATAATAATTTCAAAACATCATCTCCTTCTAAATAATGATTTAAAATAATTAATTGTTCTTTTAAATGTTTATCAATTATTCTTTGATTTGATTTAAAATTAAAACTTTCAATTAAATTTTTTATATTTTCTGTATACTTATTTTTATTATTTTTTATATAATTTTCAAGTAATACATATATTTCATCATAAATTTTATTTTGTTGAATTCTAAAATTATCTATCTTAACATAAGATATATTTGTTGGATGTTCTATTAATTTTTCTTTTTTTTCTTCTAACCAATCATAATTTATATAATTATAAAAATCACTTTTTGGATTTATTATCTTTGGAATATTTTTAAATTTAAATAATTTTTGAATTTTTTTACTCCATAAATGTTTGTATTTATATTTTTTATTAAAATCTTCTTGAAATCTTGGTAATAAAAAATTTGTTTCTTTATTTAAAAACTCAATTTGTTTTGATGTTAATTTTTTATTTTTTTTTGTTTTATTATTTTTTATTATTTTATTATTTTTTGTTATTTTATTCTTTTTTTTTGTTATTTTATTATTCTTTGTTATTTTATTCTTTTTTTTTGTTTTATTATTTTTTGTTATTTCCATATTATAATATATATTCATTTTTAATATCATTAAAATCCACCAAATCCACCAGCAAGATTTGAACCAATTGTGAATGCTGTTCCTGTATGTGCTGCTACACTCATACTTGGTAAATAAGTATCAAGAATACAAAAAGTACTTGCGGCAGTTAAAGCAATTAAAGTTATTTCTTCAAAATTTAAACTTTGTTTAGGTATAGCATAAGCAACTAATGAAACCATCAAACCTTCCACTAAATACTTAATAATTCTTTTAATAAGTTCCATAATGTCAAACATTCCTGTCATTTTATTATAAATTTATAAAAGAAAAAAATAATATAATTTATTAAATAAACATTTAAATAATATATTTAAATAAATATATTAATGTCAAAAAAAAATATTTCATTTGAAAGAAAATTAACAAAAGAAGGAAAAAATAATCCTAAATATATTGATTTATTAGATGTTGACAAATCAGTTGCAGGTCAAAATTTTTGTTGTATTTCTTTTTTATCTCCCGAAACAATTTTAAAACAAAAAAATAATTTTATGTTTGAAAAATTCCTAAATAAATGGGATTTTTCAAAATCAATGGAAAAATTTATCCAATTTTTAAATTTTATTAGTTTTAAATATAAAATAACAAGTGATGTTTTAATGAAAGATTTTGAAGAATTTGTTGATGAAGAACAAAAACAACTAACAAACTACAATATTGCAAATGATTTTAAAAATTTTATGGATAAAAATGAAGAAAAGTATGAAAAAGAATTTAATAAAATTCATAATTTTCAAACTTCAACCCGAGGAGTAAAAATTAGAGGTTCTTATCCAAGTCAAGAAGAAGCTGAATTAAGATGCAAAATTTTAAGGGAAATTGACCCAAGTTTTGATATTTTTGTTGGACCAGTTGGTCAATGGTTAATGTGGGACCCCGAAGCTTATAAAACAGGTCGTGTTGAATATATGGAAGAAGAATTAAATAAATTAATGCATGAAAAAATTAAAAATGAAGAAAATGCAAAACTTGAATTTGAACAGAGATTAAAAGAAACAAAGAAAAAAGCAATTGAAGAAAATATAAAAAATGCTGAAAAAACAGGTAATTTATTAACACAAGATATTGATGAAGAAGGTAATCTCATTGGTATTTCAAATACTACACAAGAAAAAAGTTTTAAAAATGATGAAAATATAACTATTGAAAAAATAAAAGATGAATTATTTGAAGGAGAAAATATTGTTATTGATAAAAATTCAAAACACGGTTTAGATGAATTAACAGGAGACCCATTTCATTTACAAAAATAATTTTTTTTATTTTTATCTTCATACTTTCACAACTCTTATTGTTATTTCATTTTACCATTTATTTTTTTTAACATTTATTATTGGTCCTGAACCTCTTTTTTTTATTTT